TTCACCTCTGCAACTATCGTTGATAGCTTGAAGGGTCTGTTTGTGCCTCAAGAAGCCATTGGCGAGCAATATCGCAAGGGTTTGATGGGCCGTGACTCTGGCGGCATGAACTGGAAACTCGACCAAAACGTTGTGTCGCAAACTTTCGGTTCTTGGTCTGCTAACACTATCGCTATCACTTTGGCCTCTACTAGCTCTGCTGGTGTGTTGACTTCTGGTTGGGCTTCTAGCTCCAACGTGACTTTGACCGCTTCCACAGCTTCTACGCTGAACGCTGGTGACGTGTTCACTATCCCTGGCGTTTACGCTGTTAACCCCCAAAACCGTCAATCGTATGGCAAGCTGCGTAACTTTGTTGTTAACAGCACCACGACTGTCGGCACTGGTGGCACTACCGTGAACATCAGCCCCGCTATCATCGTTTCGGGCCAGTTCCAAAACGTGAGCGTGACTAGCTACAACAGCCCCAACATTACGGCTTTCAACAATACTGGCGTGACTTCACCCCAGAACATCATGATGCACCGTAATGCTTATACCTTGGCTGTGGCTGACTTGGAATTGCCTGATGGCGTCCATTTCGCTGGTCGTGCTTCCGATAAGGAAGTCGGCTTGTCCATGCGTGTCGTACGTCAATATACCATTAACGTTGCGAATGATTCGTCATTTGCATTGGTGGCCTAATACTGTAAGGTATTACGGAAAAATCTTCTCTGATTGACTTGGAACTCCAGAAGTGGACAACAGGGCGCAAGCGATAAAAAGCAGCGTGAACGACTAAGTGAGAAGACAACCTGTAACAAGGTTGATGCGATAGTCTGAACTGAGACGCAACTTAAAAAAGAAGTCTCAGAGGGTAAGTCGAAGAACTAACCCCGCCATTGAAAGATGGTCAGTAAGCCGAAAGGCTGAAAGTAACAGAGTGCAATAATGACAGTATTCCGACCCGTTTGGACGTTTTGTATGGTTGGGCTCCTCTGTACCCAGAGTTGGCTTGCCGTGTCGCAGCTTAATTAAGAAAGGATATTCAAAATGGCTAATCCAGGACCATCAACCACAGTATCGGCTCACCCACAGAATGTGTTGACTAACCAAGCCCTGCGTTTGGTTGCAACTCTGACTAACGTGAGTGCTAACGCTACTGCTAACTACGCTGTTCCAGTTATCAATACTGGCGTGTTCTTGCCCCAAGCCCTGATTGTTACCAACATGAACGCCAATGGCGCTGCTGTCGGTACTACAACTGGTTTGGCTGTGGGTGTCTCGACCACTTCTGGCGGCTCTAGCTTGTACGGCTCTGTCACTATCGCTAACTTGACAACTGTCAACGGCGTGTCTGTGACTTCACCTTCCGCACAAACTACTGCTTTGACCACACAAACGCTGTATGTCAACGTTACTGGCCTGACCACTCCCGTGGCTGGCGCAACCTTTGACGTCTACGTTTACTGCTACGATTTCAGCACTCCCTTGCTGTAATCTGAAGTGAAGTAAGGAAAGGCCATCCCTAAAAAAGATGGCTTTTTCTGCTTTTAAAGCTACAATTAACAAACCTTTTGCAAAGGACACGAAATGTCATCTACGACTATCACCCGTGGTAATTCCCACGAAACTTTCTACATTCAGCCTTCATTAACACCTGTTGCTGTTGCTGCTAACACTACCGCTGCCCAAACCTTTTCTATTCCTGGCTTGCAAACGACTGACATCGTTGTAGTTTTGGGTCTGAACGGTACGCAGATCGCTGGTATCGTGGTTGCTGAAGCTGATTGTTTGGCTGCTAACGTGCTGACTATCCAGTTTGCCAACGTTACTGCTGCTTCTGTTACTCCTACTGCTGGCGTTTACACCATCCAAGTTACTCGCTTGGAAGGCCCTGCACCAGTAACGGCTGTCTAACATGGCAAATACGTCTGCTTTCAGACTTGGTGGGCAAACCCTCGGCTTGTCTGTCGGTACTACCGCCCACTCTGCTGTTGCGCTGACCTCAAATACGCCCGATTTGATTAACTTTGTGGCTTGCACCAATACTGGTACAGCGACTGTTGCTATCAAATTCAGCACTATTTCGAGCGATGTGGCAAAATTGCCAACAGACGGGACATTTGGGGATTTCGTATTGCCAGCGGGAATGACAACCCCGATCTTGATCGCTGTTCCTGCTGTAAATATGCAATATCCTGTTTATGTGACCGCAATTGCCTCTTCTGGCACTAACTTGGTTTACGTTGCTCCAACGGTTGACCAATCGTAAGGAAAAAAATGGCTGCTCCAAACAAGACAACAGATCAAAACATTCTGCCCGTACAGGCGCTGTTTAATCTGGATAACAGTTTTAATACGTTTATCGGTCAGGGGCAGCCGTTTTATGCTTCAGTTAATCCTGTCCAAACAGGGCTAACAATCACAAATTCGACTATCAATAGCTCAGTTATTGGTGGTTCTGTCCCCGCGGCGGCTACTTTTACCTCGATGGCAACGACCTCGGGTACGGTGGCAAATGTGCCTGTTAGCTCAACAGATATAGCAAATAAGCTATATGTTGACGCTACCGCTGCAGGGCTTGCATGGAAACAACCAGTTTTGTGCGGCACTACTGGCAACATTACGTTGTCTGGTTTGCAGACAATTGACACGGTAACGGTCACGGCTGGCGCTCGGGTGCTGGTTAAAAACCAATCAAACCAAGCTCAAAACGGCATTTATATTGCCTCTAGCGGTGCTTGGACATACGCTTCTGACGCAAATACTTATAACCAATATATTTCAGCGGTTGTCTTTATTGAATCTGGCTCTCAAGCTGGTTCTGCATGGTATTGCTATGTGCAGCCAGGAGGAACGCTTGGCACGACAGCCATTACTTGGTCACAATTCTCTGTTTCTGCGACTTACACAGCAGGTACTGGACTGACGTTAAATAGCTATCAATTCAGCATTACCAACACAGCGGTAACGGCTGGTTCTTACGGTTCTGCATCTAGTGTTGGCACTTTTACCGTAAATGCTCAAGGTCAGTTAACATCGGCAGGGTCTACTGCTATCAGTATTGCACCAAGCCAAATCAATGCAGCGATACCCAATAGTTCCTTGGCGAACTCTAGTATTACGGTCAATGGTACTAGCATTTCTCTGGGTGGCAGCGGATCGATTACTGCCTCGGCTCCCTACGCCCTTACTATTGGTACTGGACTATCTGGCAGCTCATATAACGGTTCCAGCGCAGTAACTATCGCCAATACAGGCGTTCTTAGCTTCTCAGCAGGGACAACAGGTTTTACGCCTACTTTAGCTTCTACTGGCGCTGTAACGCTAGGCGGCACACTTAACGTTGCTAACGGCGGCACAGGCGCTACTACGCTGACAGGATATGTGTATGGCAATGGCACAGGGGCTATGACAGCCTCTACAACGATTCCTACATCTGTCCTTACTGGCAACTTTGTCTCTACGTTTAGCGGCGGTACAACGGGTTTAACGCCTTCCACAGGCACTTCTGGCGCTGTTACATTGGCTGGCACTTTGGCTGTCGCCAATGGCGGCACAGGCGTTACGTCATCAAGCGGCGCTAACTCAGTCGTTTTGCGTGATGCAAACGGCAACGTCACTACTAATTGCTTGTTTGAAGGTTACACAAGCCAAGCTGCTGGCACATTGATTACGCTGACAGCTTCTTCTGTCCAAAATTGGGCCATTACGGGTTCTGGTGGACAAACCATTAAATTGCCTGATGCAACTACGCTGCCCAATGGCGCTACGTTCACTTTTAACAATAACCAATCTAGCGGCACAATTGTTATTCAAAACAATTCGTCCACTACGGTTGCCACGGTTCAATCAGGCGCTTACATTACAGTTGTTTTGTTGAGCAACTCAACAGCAGCAGGGTCGTGGGATTTTCACAATGCCGCGCCTTCTAATGCGTCTTGGTCAACTAATACGCTGAATTGGGCTGGTTCTTATACAAACGGCACATGGAACGGCAACGTTGTTGGCCTTGGTTATGGCGGCACAAACGCTAACTTGACCGCTACGGCTGGCGCTGTTGCTTATTCGACTGCTTCAGCAATTGCTTTTACAGCGGCTGGCTCATCAGGTCAATACTTGATGTCGAACGGCACTAGCGCACCGACTTGGGCTACGCCATCGTCATCTTTTAGCATTACTGACGATACAACAGACAATTTAACGTTCTATCCAGCTTATGTAAATGCTACAAGCGGTACAACCAGCACCGTTTATACAAGCTCTACAAAGCTGAAATACAACCCTTCCACAGGCACGTTGACAGCAACTACATTTAGCGGTGCTTTGAGTGGAACTGCTACCAATGCGACAAACGTGGCAACGGCAGACGCATCAACAAACGCTACTTATTACCCAACTTTTGTAAGCGCAACTGGGGGAAATGAGGCTTTGAATACAGCTTCTACAAAGCTAAAATTTAATCCATCGACAGGCGCTTTAACTGTCAACAATATCATTTATATTGCACCTTAAAGGACAATCATGGGTCAATTAGTATTCCAAGCAAATAGCGGCGGTCAGACTAACTTGGTTGGTCAAAATACCGCATCCACGTTCAATTTGAACATCCCGCTGGCTAACGGCACATTGGTTTCTACTGGCGATACTGCTACGGTCACCAATACCATGATTTCCGGCCCGATCAGCACGACCAACGGCGGCACAGGTTTAACAACTGTCGGCACAAACGGTCAGGTTTTGACAAGTAACGGCTCAACACTAAGCTGGTCTACCCCTGCTAGTGGTGTTAGTTTGTCGGCTGCTAATACTTGGACAGCCACACAGACGTTTAACGGCTCTACAAGCACGTTTGGCACTACCTTGCTGGACAGCAACGAAACGGTCAACGTGGTGGCTGCTGCGCCCTCTAGCACGACTAACTTCTACGTTCAAAGCGGCTCGGTTCAATACTACACAACCAGCGCAGCTAATAACTGGACGCTGAATATCGCTTTCAGTTCTGGCACATCGTTGAACACGGCTTTGTCAACAGGCCAATCGGTGACATTCACTTTGATTACTACGCAAGGCTCTACGGCTTACTACAACAACGCTGTGACGATTGACGGCACATCGGTGACGCCTAAGTGGATTGGTGGCGCTCCTAGTGCTGGTAATGCGTCTGGACTTGACGTCTATAGGTATGCGGTCGTTAAAACAGGAAGTGCTGCGTATACCGTATTGGCAAGCCTGACACAATACAAATAAGGAATAGCAATGCCACTTCAGCAAACTTCAGGTAATGTAACGCAAGATGCCTATGGTGGTGGTGCATCTGCTGTTCCTGTTTATGTAGAGAATGTATTTAGTACCTATTTGTATACGGGTACAGGTGCTGCTCAGACAATAAACAATGGTATTGATTTATCTACCAAAGGTGGTTTTGTTTGGATAAAAATTAGAGATGTTACGGGTAACAATAATTCGTTTGATACGGCTCAAGGTGCAGGTAAATATTTAGTAACAAACACAACTGATGCAACAGTTACAGACGCAACAACATTAACATCATTTAATACAAATGGTTTTAGTTTGGGTGCTGATAGGTTTGCTGGATATGTTAATGGAAATGGAAATAAATTTGTTTCATGGACATTCCGCAAGCAGCCAAAGTTTTTTGATGTTGTGACGTATACGGGAAATGGAACAAGTCAAAACATCGCACACAACCTTGGTTCAGTTCCGGGTGCTATCATTGTTAAAAGAACTGATACCACATCAAATTGGGCTGTTTATCATAATGGATTAAATGGTGGGTCAACCCCTGAACAATATGTTTGTTTTTTAAATACCAATGATGCAAATGCATCCACAACAAATTGGAATAATACCGCCCCAACTTCTACTCAATTTTCAGTAGGAGTTTCAACAACAACAAATGCTTCTGGTGGCACTTACATTGCATACATATATGCTTCTAATGCTGGTGGTTTTGGATTAACTAGAACTAATAGTATTATTTCTTGTGGTTATTACACAGGAAATGGAAGCACTTCCGGCCCATTTATAAATTTAGGTTGGGAACCACAATGGATTTTAATCAAAGATACTAGCCAATCAGCTAATTGGACAATCAATGATGTAATGCGTGGGATGTCTTACACAAGCGATTCATATTTGAATCCAAATACATCCAATGCAGAAAGCACTGCAAGTATTGGAATAATACAACCAAATGCAAAAGGATTTACACTTGTTTTTGATGGAACTAACTGGAATGAATCGGGTGACAATTACATCTACATAGCCATACGCAGAGGCCCAATGGCTGTGCCTACTGACCCGACTACGGTGTTTGTGCCTGTAGCGGCTACGCCTAGTGGTGCAACAACAGTCACAACAAATTTTCCTGTTGATATTAATATTAGTACAGTTATTAGTAGTAATGGATATGATAGGCAAGATTGGGATAGGCTTCGTGGGTCATCACAATCTTCTGGTGTAATTCTTTATACAGATACAACAGCCGCTGAAGGCTCCGATCCTTATGGTGGAATTGGGTTTGACTCAAATACATCAATTGTTGATAATTGGTGGAATTCTCGAGGTGGTGTGACAACTCCAGTTATTTATTGGAACTTTGCTAGAGCACCTGGATTTTTTGATGAAGTTTGTTATACAGGAACAGGAAGTGCGACAACCCAATCTCATAATTTAGGTGTTGTTCCACAAATGATAATTGCAAAAAGTAGAAGTACATCAAGTACAAATTGGATTGTTTATAACAACACAATAGGAAATTCAAATGTTTTGTATTTAAATACTACTGCGGCAAGTACAAGCAATAATTCTTGGAATAACATTTCTCCAACATCTACAGTTTTTTCTGTAAATAATAATACAAATAATTCTGGGCAAACTTTTGCAGCTTATTTATTTGCAACATTGGCGGGTGTTTCCAAAGTAGGTTCATACACAGGAAACGGTACAGGACAATCAATAGCTTGCGGATTTGGTGCTGCTGGTGCTAGATTTGTTCTTATCAAACGCACAGATTCAACTGGTAATTGGTATGTATTTGATAGCGCCAATGGCCTTACAAGCTCATCCAGCCCTTATTTGTTGTGGAACTCTGCTGCTGCTCAAGTGACAGGCAATAACGGTGTTTACGCATCTTCTGGCGGCTTTACATTAGGCGCAACGGCAGTCACTACAACCAACATTGCAACCGCAAGCTACATCTTCTTAGCAATCGCATAAGGACACATCATGCAAATTCGACTACGCTCAAATGGACAAGTAATGTTTGAGGAGGCATTTCGTCAATACATTGCCTCTAACGGTGGCCCTTCATGGGGTCAAACCACTACTGAAATTCTTAATGAACTGCAAGCCGATGTGGTGTTTGATGGCCCTAGCCCTACGCTGACACACTACCAAGTCGCTAGTGCTGGCCCTGCTGTTGAAGAAAACGATCAATGGTACACATCGTTTGTCGTGACCGACATGGACGCTGACGCCAAGGCAGCAACTGACGCAGCCCAAGCCGCATCGGTTCGCCAACAACGTGACGATAAGCTGTCTAAATGCGATTGGACACAAGTTGCTGATGCGCCAGTAGATAAAGCAGCATGGGCAACATACCGTCAAGCCTTGCGTGACTTGCCTAAAGAAGCTGGCTTTCCTTGGGATATGGCTTGGCCTACTGAACCAAAGGCATGATATGCAATTCACATGGTCTATTGAGCATCTCAATGTTGAAGATGGCCTAGTGACACGGGTCAAATATTGTTGCACAGCCTCAGAGGATGGTAAATCTGTCGAAACTGAAGGTTATTGGCGACCTGTTGACCCATCTATCAAAGTACCGTTTGACCAATTAACAGAAAAAATTGTTGTTGGTTGGATTGAAGCCGATGCTATGCGGGACGGTAAAAATCTTATAAAATCACGGCTAGAGGAACAATTGGCGCTTCTTGAGAAGTCGAAATCTGTTGCACCTCCTTGGAAACCGCCTGTGTTTACTGTGGAGTTTTAACAATGGTAATGCCGATTGACATTATTTCTAGGGCGCTGAAGGACATTGGCGCTCTGGAAGCTGGTGAAACACCTACGCCAGATGCGGCACAGGATGCGTTTGATCTATTGAACGACATGATCGATCAATGGTCTAACGAATCCATGATGGTTTACTACAAGAACGAAATTATCTTTCCAGTAGTGCCA